AAAAGCCAAAGAAGCAGCCGAGCGTCAAGCCAGAGAAAGTGGAGGTGGTTCAACTACTAATCCAGCAGCTCCAAAGTCTCCGACCCAAGCTCAAGAATCCGCCGAGTCATTGCTTGCACAGTTAAATACTAAGATGGATCAACTTCTAAGAGTAAATCGAGAATCGTTTAATGTTGCCGAGCGCCAACTAAGCGTTACTAGAGGTCTAAGCAAAGACATGTTTAACATTTAAGGTACTGCAATGAGTTGGAAAAAATATTTTACGCCGGTTAACACTAATGTCCAAAAGGCAGGGTTTAGTCCTATTTCAGGAGCCACACGCCCTGGACCAGCACGATCAAACTACAGCAGTTACCTACCGGATGTCTATGCAGGCTCGCCAAACCGTATCGAACGATATATCCAATATGACACAATGGATATGGACTCAGAAGTTAATGCAGCACTGGATATCCTTAGTGAGTTTTGCACACAATCAGATAAAGAAAACGATACAGCTTTCCAGGTAAAATACAAAGGAAAACCGACTGCCGTAGAAGTTAGATTGATCAAAGACAGTCTACAAAAATGGTACAAGGAAAATGATTTTGAAACAAGAATCTTCCGTATCGTGCGTAACACATTTAAGTATGGAGATTGTTTCTTCATACGTGATCCAGAAAACAAAAAATGGTTGTATGTAGACCCTACCAAGGTTACAAAAATCATCGTCAATGAAAGCGAAGGTAAGATTCCTGAGCAGTACACGCTCAAAGATATTAACTTTAATTTCAAGAACTTAATAGCAGTAACACCGCATCAAACCACAAACACACAGCCTAGTGGTACATCTTATTACACCACAGCAGGTGGATTTGGTCGAGGCTTTACAGGTGATGCTGCCCGCCCACCTGGCACACGTTTCAGTAACCAAGTTAATGAAGTAACTGTTGATGCCAAACACATGATACATATCAGTCTTTCAGAAGGACTTGATCAAAACTATCCATTTGGTAACAGCCTACTAGAATCAGTATTCAAAGTCTACAAGCAGAAAGAACTGCTCGAAGATGCTATCATTATCTATCGTATACAACGTGCTCCAGAACGTAGAATCTTCTACGTGGACGTTGGAAATATGCCAGCACACATGGCTATGGGATTCGTTGAACGTGTTAAAAACGAAATACAACAACGACGTATTCCAAGTGCTACAGGTGGTGGACAGAACGTCATAGACGCTAGTTATAATCCTCTAAGTGTAAACGAAGATTACTTCTTTCCGCAGACTGCAGAAGGTCGTGGATCAAAAGTTGAAACACTTCCAGGCGGTACTAATCTAGGTGAAATCACAGATCTACGCTATTTTACCAACAAGCTATTCCGTGCTCTGCGTATTCCAAGTAGCTATCTGCCTACACAGATTGACGAACAACCAAACAATATCGCAGACGGTAAGGTAGGAACAGCCTACATACAAGAACTGCGTTTTAACAAATACTGCGAACGTCTACAGAGTCTTATCATTGAAGCTTTTGACACAGAGTTTAAACTTTGGTTAATGGATCAAGGGGTCAATATCGACAACACTTTATTCAAACTCAAGTTCAACACTCCTCAAAACTTTGCCGCTTATCGTCAAAGTGAACTTGATACTGCTCGCGTAGCAACATTCGCACAAGTACAACAGATTCCGCATCTGAGCAAACGTTTTGCTATGAAGAGATTCTTGGGCATGACCGAAGAAGAAATCAAAGAAAATGAACAGATGTGGAGAGAAGAAAACGGCAGCAAACTAGCACCGCCTACTGATGCACAGGGAGAAATGCGTGGAGCAGGAATCACTCCTGGAGGTATCGCAGGCGATGTAGCAGGGCAAGAAGCTGAAGCAAGTCCAGATATGGCCGCAGCAGCCGAGGGCGAAGCAGCTACAGGAGCTGAACCAGGAGCTGGAGCTGCACCTCCGCCTCCCGCAGCATAATAATAAATACAATATGCTTCTACGAGAGTTCATCTATTTTAACGACAATATTAATGACTTTGCTGTTGATCGCCGATACGATAACAGCAAGGACAGTTCTGTTTTGGAAAAAGGTGATACACGTAAAGTGCGTCTTACACTAAGACAAATCAATCAACTAAGGCTGCAAGCCGAAGCTCACAAAGCTGAAGTAGAGAGCGAATCTGCTTTTATACAACAAATGTATGCAACCCCAGTTGAGCAACCAGCACAATAACATAGCTTTTGTATTAGGAAACGGTAAAACTCGGTTAGCAGCAAACGCAAACGAGCTACTGAATCTTGGTATCGTCTATGGCTGTAACGCCATATATCGCGAACTTAATCCACATTTTTTAATAGCCGTTGACGTAAAAATGGTCAACGAAATCATCGGTACGGGCTATCACAGATGCAACCAAGTGTGGACTAATCACAACAAAGGCATCGTAGATCACAAAGATATTAACTTTTTCCATCCGCATAAAGGTTGGAGCAGTGGTCCTACAGCATTACATATGGCTGCTAGCAGAGGACACACTGAGATCTACATACTAGGGTTTGATTATCAAGGCGAAAAAGGACTAGTAAACAACATATACGCAGACACAAACAACTATAAAAAAAGCTCTGAACCTGCGACTTATTATGGAAACTGGATGGCTCAGACCGTTAAAACTATCAAGGAATTTCCAAAAACAAAGTTCATTAGAGTTATAGAACCCAGCGATTTTAAGCCGGTAGAACTGACTACAGACCTCGGAAACCTTTCACATATGACTTATCGTTATTTCTTTGAAAAATTTCCAACGGCTATATATTCTGATCAAAACGATCAAAAAACTACCATTTAAACCCGATTTAAAATATATGTATTAAATAAAACACAGCCTAACCACATCTTGAAGGAGAATACTATGGCAGATAAGAACCTATTGACTCAGATGCTTGAGCATCTAGTTAACGATGATTCAGCTAAAGCTGAAGAACTATTCCACGAATACGTGGTACAAAAATCCCGCGAAATTTATGAAGATTTGATCGAATCAGAGATCAAAGACGAAGAAGACGAAGAAGTTGAAGAAGCAACTGAAGAAGATGATGAAGAATCAATGGAAGAATCTTCTGAATCAGATGACGAAGAAATGGACGAAAACTTCGAAGATATCGCTATCGAAGGCGACGACGAAGAAGACGATATGGGCGGCGACGATATGACAGGTGATCTAGAAGGTGATCTAGACATGGGCCCAGAAGAAGGCGAAGAAGAAGAAAAGTCCGAAGAAGAATTGTTCCAAGACCTAGACGCTATCGTTGATGAACTACAAGCTAAGTTCGACGAGCTAAAGGGCATGGAAGCTGGTGAGCACGAAATGGACGGTGACACTGGTGAAGAAGAAATGGAAACATTTGGTGACCCACAACTAGCAACAGTTCGTGAGTACGTAGAAAAAGTTCCAGCAGGTCACGGTGTTGAAAAGAAAGGTGGCGCAGAAGGTCAACTAAGCGGCACAGGTTCACAAAGTGACAAGCCAAGCGTTAATACAAAATCTATCGTAGCAGGTAAGAATGACATGGGCGGTACAGCTAGCAATCTTAACCAAGCCTACGAAGATGGCAGCGTTACACACGCAGGCGCAGAAGGCGGTGCTCTAAAAGGCAACGGCCTAAGCGATACTAAAGCAAAGGATATGAATACAGGTAACATCAATGTTCCCGGCGGCAAAGCAGGCGATGCTTTCAAGAAAAACTCCGCTGGACATGGTGCAGAGAAAAAGGGCGGTGGCGAAGGCGTTCTAAGTGGTACAGGTAATCACAGCGATAAGCCAAGTGTCAACACCCAAAGCCTTTTCCGTGGTCGTAGATAATAGGATCGTAAACCGGTGAAAACTACTCTAGCAGAACATTTGAGTTACGACCAGGCTAAGATTGTCCTTGAGAGAGACGAAGGCAGCGACGGTAAAAAGTCGCTGTATCTCAACGGGATTTGCATTCAGGGCGACATTAGGAATGCAAATCAACGTGTTTATTCTTCTCAAGAGATTGGCAAGGCTGTCAAGACTCTCAACGAACAGATCGCTGGTGGTTACTCCGTGCTAGGAGAAGTTGATCATCCTCAAGATTTACGCATCAATCTAGATCGTGTTTCGCACATGATCACGAAGATGTGGATGGACGGTCCTAACGGCTACGGAAAACTTAAAATACTCCCTACTCCAATGGGTCAACTAGTACAGACAATGTTGGAGTCGGGAGTTAAACTTGGCGTTTCCAGTCGAGGCTCAGGCGAAGTCGACAATAGCGGAAATGTACAAGGATTTGAAATAATCACAGTGGATGTAGTCGCACAACCAAGCGCCCCAGGCGCTTATCCCACTCCAGTATATGAACATCTGATGAACAACACAGGTGGTTATCAGGCATTTAAAATAGCACAAGAAGTCCAAGGCGATC